ACTTGCAATATGTATTTATAGGCCTTAATATATCTATATGAAACTTAATAAAGGAAATAATGATATGATAAACAGGAAAATGAGAACCACAGTACAAATAAGGGTATGTTTGGACCATACAATAGAATGTAAACATAATAAACATATGGGTACAGATGAAGCTAGATTTCAAGCAAGAGAATTATTGGGAGAAGCTTTAGCTAAACACCTTAGAAGATATCAATATAATGTATCAGAAATGATTATTATTGAAAATGATGAACTAATGACTCAAGAGCCAATAAATGAGTAGATTATTTAATAATGAATATTTTAATGAGCTTGATAAGCTTGAAGAGATAACAACAGAAGAAGCAATAAAGAATTTCAAATCTAGAAGCGGTCTAACTAGATATGAAATATTAGATATCAAAGACCAAAAACAAATCAAACTAAGTGAGGAAACATAAAATGATAAGTGATAATGAATATACAAAACTTGAAAGCATACATTGCGCATTACAGGAGT